AAACGGCGCAACCTGGCCAAGAAATACATCAAGGAGCCGGTGCAGATCCCATCGAACAACGGCGAGGCCGTGGACGGGGCTGCATCTGGTGCCAAGTATCGCACCATCCAGCCTGAACGCTGGTCCGATGACATGGCCTGCACCATCAACGTGGGCTTGGGCACTGGCTCGCGCGACCGCGACATGGCGATGCTGAACACCATCCTGAACGGGCAGATCGGCATGGCCGACCGGCTGGCGCAGGGTGGGTTCCGGGCCAAGGCAATCGAGTTCATCCCGAAGATTCGGAAGACCGCTGTTGAGATGGCGGAAAGCTCGGGCCTTCGTAACCCCGGCGACTACTACCCGCCGATCACGGACGAAGAACTGGCCAAGATGCAGGAACAGGCGAGCCAGCCGCCTCCGCCCGACCCGGCCATCCAGCTTGAGCAGATGAAGGGCGAGAACGCCAAGGAACTGAAGGCCGTCGATGCGCAGGTATCGATGCAACAGGCTCAGTTGAAGGCCGACGGCGACGTGGTGAAGAACCAGGCGGAGCTTGAAGCCGACCTTCAGACCAAGGCGGCCGATCGCGAAAACGCCATCGCCATCGAGACGATCAAGCAGCAGGGCGAGGCGGCACGTCAGGAACGTGAACTCGCCTTCCGGGCTTGGGAAATCCAGCAGAAACTGCAGATCGAACGCGACCGCATGTCGATGACAGCAATGCAGGCCACTGCCGACCGCGAGGCTCAGGCTCAAACGAACACCCCGCAGTGATGCGAGGCCCCTCCCTTTGATGGAGACTACCTCATGGCAACCTTTGACGTAGCGGTCACCCCGACCGTTTCGGCCGGCGCCTATTCCGCTGGCGATATCGTCGGCGCGCTGCTGACCTTCGAAACCGGCACGGGCGTCAACCGGCGCATCATCCTCAACGAAATCTCGGTGATGGTGAAGGCCGCTGTCACGTCGTCGCTCAACATCGTCATCTTCGAAGCGGACCCGACCAGCACGACCAAGACCGACAACGCGGCTTACTCCCTCGCGGCCGCCGATGCGTTCAAGGTGCGCAAGACCATCCCGGTGACCACGCTCTACGACCACGGCACGCCGAACGAATACTCGAGCGGCCCGCTGAACATCGTTCTGGCCCCGGCTGCCGATACCAGCAAATTCTACGCCCTGCTCATCGATGGCACGGGCTGGACGCTGACCAGCACATCGGACATCCAGATCCGCGCTACGGGCATCACCGGCTAATATGCGCGGCGCCCTGAAATACAACCTGCTGAAAGGCAGTGGCGCACCATCTTGGGTGCCGGCAGGGGCGTTCTATTCGGCAGATTTCATCAACGACAGATACTGGGCAGGGACCGTTTCCAGTCTGACCGGCGCGACGAGCTTCAGCCGCAACTCTATAGCATTGGGGCAGGATAGTACTGGGGCGTATACCCAATACGCCATCAACGCGCTGCGCAAGACGAATATCGGCGTTCAGATCGAGCCGCAGCGCTCCAACCTCCTGATTGACAGTAACTCTCCCGGCGTTGCGTCGTGGACGCTGAACTCCGTGACTCAGGCAAGTCTCGGTGGTGGTTGGTCATCCATTCGCGAGACGGCGACGACTGCCTTCCACCGCTTGTTCCGCACAAGCGGCCTGGCAGTCACCAATGGGCAGACGTACGGCATCACCTTCGCGGTCAAGAAGGTAAACCGGCGCTATCTCTGCCTGCGTGCATCAGTTGATGGCGGGTCAACCAACAAACAGGTTGGCTACGACCTCGACACCGTTTCTGTGACCTATGCCGCCGCTGGTTTTACTGGCTTCGTCTCACTGGTTGGCGATGTGTACCTGCTTGGCGCGGTTGTTACCGCTGCCTCGACATCGATCACGCACGGGTTACTCACGGCCGACGCCGCCATCGTCAACGATACGATACCAAGTACGGTCGTCGGGAACACGGCGAACGGCTTTGACTTCTATAATGCCGGCGTTGAGCTGGGCACGACCGGCACATCGCCAATTATCGTGGCCGGCACGCCCGGCATCACCCGCGAAGCGGATGCATTGGTGCTGAAGCTGCCGAATACCGGAACTCACGACCTGACCTTCACCTTCGATGATGGTTCGACCCAGATCATCTCGGATGTAGCTGGTGGAGATTATGCGGTCCCCACCAACCTAAATAGGCCACGGGTCAAGACTGTTGACTGGAGGGACCTTTGACCGGGCACCCGTCGAAAGCCTCCTCACAGATGATGGCGAATCCCTCACAGACGACGCCGCCAATGCCCTTGTGTCGCCGGTAACGTCCTGATGACGCGAACCATCACCAATTACCCGCTTTATGACGCTGTAGTCATAGGGGGGACAGAGACGGCGTTCATGGCCGCCCTTCACGCCGACCGGCAGGGCATGAAAGTGCTGCTGGCCTGCGAAGGCGGCAACTACGGCGGGATGACGGGATGGGGGATGAACCACCCTGACTTCTACCCCGATAAATCACCATCCGCTATCGGGCCTGCACCGAAGGAGTTCTATTCGCGGGTAGCTCATAACGAGTGGGCTCCGTTTAGCTTCAAAGCCCACTATCGCTCCAATGGCGACGGCAAGCCGAACTGGTATCGCCGCGCATTTGACGAGATGATGGCCGAGAGCCGCGTCACCGTCATCAAGAACGCGCCCATCCGTTCCTTGACTAAAAGCGGCACGACCATTCAGTCAGCGGTGCTGGGCTCGCGATCCTATTACGGCCAGGTGTTCATCGACGGGACGCCGTGCGGCGACGTTGCCCGTATGGCGCTGACCTCGAAGCAGGTCGGCCGCGAGAGCGCTGCGCTATATGGCGAGAGTGGTGCGGGCGTTCTGGCTAGTACGGCTTGGCCAGGCAGTGCGTCTGTTGACCCGTATGTCATCGCAGGAAACTCAGGCTCGGGCCTGCTATACGGCATCGAGCCTGGCGCCAATGGCAACGGCACAATCACCGAAAGCGTAGGGGATGGCGATGGCCGCGTGATGGCGTTCAGCTACCGCCTGTTTCTCACCAGTGTGGTCGGTGAGAAGGCAGCGTTCCCGGCCCCCAACATGGCGACCTACAGCGCGGCAAAGTATGAACTGCTGGCGCGGGCGATGGCAGACAAGCCGCTATACTACGGGGATAGTTCGGCCGGGCTTGACCGCATATTCACTTTCTACAACCTGTTCCAAGGCTCGGGCGCCACGATGGGGCCGACCTACTATTCGTACGTCGATCTCAACAGCACTGGCCCGCTCAGCATCGACTACCCGGACTCGGTAGAGTGCCTGGAATACGTTACCGCCACGCCAGAGCGCCGTGCGGTAATCGAAGAGAACGCCAAGCAGTGGATTTTGGGGCTGTTTCACTGGATCTTGAATTCCGGGGACAGTCGCATCCCGTCTGCCATAGTGACGGCGCTCGGCAACTACGGGCTATCAAACAAGGAGATTGGAGGCACCTCTGGGTTCTCGCCGCAGTTCTATGCCCGTGAGGGTACGCGCGCCGTTGGCGACTTTGTGCTGACCAAGACGAACGCCGTTCTGCAGAACGGCTATACGGACGGCATCGCCTACGGCTTCTACTGGTTCGATAGCAAACCGGTGCGGCGTGTGGTGGCTAGCGGGCTCGCTCGCTACGAAGGCATCCAGACAGCAACGCCCGCAAATTCAGAGTTCTGCTATCCAATCCCGTATCGGGTGCTCCTGCCAAAGGCGACCGAATGCACTAACTTGCTCGTGCCAAATGCTCCATCGGTGACGCATCTGGCATGGCGTTCGGTACGGGCGATACCCACGCTGATGCAGTTGGGGGCGGCCGCGGGCGTTGCAGCAGCGATTGCAGTGCGGGACGCGGTGACGGTCCAGAACGTTGACGTGACGCGCCTCAAGCGCATCGTAGATCTTCAGGAAGTGTGGGACGGCATCGTCCTCAACACCGATGGCACCTATGCCCAAGGCACGGTGACGGTGACGGGCACCACGACTACGGCAAGTAATCGTTTTGGCTTCCTCGGTTCGACGTTCCGCAAGATCGCGGCGACGACGAACGCCCAGATCAAGTTCGCTCCTAACCTCTACCGCTCGGGTGCCTACCGCGTGATGGTAATGTATCCGCCAGCGGACACGGTGGCCAACGGAGACGAGGGCCGTGCGACCAATGCGGCGGTGACGATCTCGCACGCCAGTGGCACGACGAGCTTCACGCTCAACCAGAACTATCCGCTCAACGCGGCCGGTGGCGGTGTGTGGGAAGACCTCGGCGTCTACACCTTCCGGGCGGGCGTGCCGAGCGCCGACTACGTGCAGTTCGACAACACCTCGGGCGATGGCATCCTAGCGGTCTCGGCCGTGAAATGGGTTCCGCTCGACTCACTGGGGTAAGCGATTGACCGAAGCCGAACGCCTCGCAGCGGAAGCCGAGCGCCTGCTCAATGAGCCGCTACTGGTCGAAGCTCTGGACAGCATCATGGCTGACGCCTTTGCCGAGTTCAAAGCGATGAAGATCGGCCCCGACACGATTTACGACGTGGTGGCGCTTCAGCAGCGCATCATCGCCACGCAAGAAATTCACGACCGCATCGACGCCAAGATCACTGCCTCGGGGCAGCGGGACGGCGGTGTGATCGTGGAGAAGCCGACCGCGTAAGCGACCACGGCTCCCCGCGCTGTGAAGCGCCACGGCCCCTAGAAGGACACTAACCCCAATGGCTGACAACAATCTCCCGGCTTCGGCTGGGCCTGATGTCACGACTTCCGCCGAAAGCGTCACGTTTGACGAACACGTGGAAGACCTCACCAAAGCCCTGCAAGACGACCCGCTGTTAGCGGACCCCGTTGTTGAGGAACCCGAGGAACCCGCCGCCGAAGACGCCCCGGATGATGATCCGCTGGGCCTCGAGGCGGAAGACGTTGCAGCAGATGACGCCGAAGAACCGGAAGGCTCCGAGGCCGAAATCAAGGGCGGGCGCTTTGCTCCCGATACCGCGAAGGTAACCCTTGACGACGGCACCGTGACCACCATCGCGGAACTGAAGCGCGGCACCCTGTTCCAGCGCGACTACACCCAGAAGACGCAGGCTCTCTCGGAGGAACGCAAAACCTTCGAAGCCGAGCGTCAGCAGGTGAGCCAGTACGTTCAGCAAGTCGAGCAGCTTCGCGAATATGCGAGCTGGTACGCCGAAAACTACCTCCCCAAGAAGCCCGAGCCGTTCACGGGCGATCGCATGCAGGACCCGATGGGATACCTGCAGTGGTCCGAAGCGAACGACAAGTGGCTGGCCCATGCCCAAGCCTTCCAGCAGTTCCAGCAGCACAAGACCGCTGCCGACGAGCAGAAGAAGGGCGAGACGGACAAGCAGTTCCAGGAGCGCAGGCTACGTGAAGCCGAAGCCCTCGGGAAGGCGATCCCCGTCTTCAAGGACCCGGTCAAAGGCAAGGCCGCTTGGGACGCCATGGTCGCGGGTGCAGCCGAGTACGGCTTCAGCCCGGAAGACCTTGATGGCGTTGTGGACCACCGACAGCTCGTCATTCTGCGTGACGCCCTCGCGTACCGCAGACTGAAGGCCAAGGCTCCACAGGCACCGGTAGAAGCAGCCCGCCGTCCTCCCGTGAGGGAAGGGCGCCGCGCCCCGGCAGATCAGCATCAGACGCGCCAGAAGCAGGCCCTCACTGAGCGGCTGAACAAGCCCGGCAATTTCGATGCCGGCGTTGAACTCCTCAAAGACCTCATCAACATCTAGGACCACATCATGGCTCAGGTATCCAATACCTTCGAGACGTATGATGCCGTGGGCAATCGCGAAGAGCTGGCCAACACCATCTCCCGCATTTCGCCCGAGGAAACCCCCTTCCTCAGCCTCATCGGCACTCAGAACGTCAAGACGACCCACCCCGAATGGCAGACCGACACTCTCGCCACTCCGGACACCACCAACAACCGCCCGGAAGGTAACGACTGGACCTACGACGCGGTGACGGCCACCACCCGTATCGGCAACTACACGCAGATTTCGGACAAGACCGTCATCATCTCGGGGTCGCAGGAAGACACCGACAAGGCCGGCCGCGCTTCGGAAGTCGCCTATCAGGTGGCCAAGAAGGGCGTGGAGCTGAAGACGGACCAGGAAGTCATCCTGCTGTCCAACCAGGCTTCTTCGGCGGGCACCGGCAACGGCGCAACCAACCGCACTTCGGCGGGCATGCGTGCGTGGATCACCACGAACGACAACATGGACGCTGGCGGGTCTTCGGGCTCGTTCTCCAACGGCATCCAGTCGGCGGCGACCAACGGCACCCAGCGCGCGTTCACCAAGACCATTCTGGATGCGGTGATCCTCAGCACCTACAACGCCGGCGGCAATCCCGACGTGTTCATGTGCTCACCGTACGTCAAGCAGGTGTTCTCGCGCATCCTCGATGACGCCGACGTGGTGCCGCTCCGCAAGGAAGTGAAGTCCGGACAGGCGACCATCGTCGCGGCTGCCGACATGTACCAGTCTGACTTCGGGCTCATCACCATGATCCCGAACCGCCAGATGGCCCGTGCCGGCGCTGCGGTTGCCCGCAACGCCTTCCTCATCACCCCCAACATGGTCAAGCTCGGCGTCTTCCGCGACTACCGCGTGGAGAAGCCCGCAAAGACCGGCGACGCCGAAAAGCGCGTGCTGCTCACCGAGTACACCCTCATCATGAAAAATGAGGCTGCTCACGGTTGCGCCGCCGATCTCTTCGGCCTCACGGCCTCGACCTAAGGAGATCAGCGATGACCAACATTCTTCAGCCGATCAACCACACTGCGGCCACGCTGACCCTCAATGAGGACACGCACGCCGGCAACTGGGTCACCCTCAACAAGGCAGACGGCATGACCGTTACCCTGCCCGCGTCAAGCGGCAAGGGTGCGTGCTATAAGCTGTTTGTCGGCACCACGTTCACGTCGAACTGCGTGGTGCAGGTGGCCAACTCCACCGACATCCTTCAGGGCGGCATCGCCATGTCTACGGACATTGGCGGCACCAATCTGCTGACGGCGGCCACGACCGACACCATCACCATGAACGGGTCCACTCAGGGCGGCCTCAAGGGCACCTGGTTGACCTTCGATGACGTGTCGTCCGGCATCTGGGCTCTGTCCGGGTTCGTCATCACGACCGGCACCGAGACCACGCCGTTCTCTGCGGCGGTCTGATCGCATGCCGAAAGGTGTGTACCAACGCAAAGGGGCGGCTTCGGCTGCCCCTTCTCCATTCCCCCAGCAAGAAAGTGGACCTGCACCAATGGATGCCCCCACGACCAAGACCGTCAAGATGGAACTGAAGCGCCACTATGTGCCGCACAAGCTCATCAGCATCGTCGGCTACGAACGCCCCGCCCGGTTCGTGAAGAACGCCGCTGGCGAAACCAAGGAAGTCGAGCCCGCCAAGTTCATCGACGGCGAGATGTTCCCGCCGCTGTTCGCAGGCGTTGGCTACGACAACAAAATCTGGGCCAAGACCGTGATCGAGGTGCCCGAGGACGAGGCCAAGGTCATGCGCCAGAAGGGCATTGCTGAGGCCTATATCTGATGACGGTGCAACTGACTGAGGACGACGTTCGCAACTGCACGTGGACGCTGGAGGAAGTCACGCCCGAATACCGCCGCTACGTGGGGCGGGGCACACACCCCGTCTCTGGCGCTGAAATCGTGGTGCGGAAGACCGAGTACCTGGCGGAAGACGCCTTGCTCGCCCGCAACGCCGAAGAGCGCAACGAGAACGACAACCGCCGTTGGTCGCAGGGCTCCGGTTCCGACCGAAACGGCGTGCCGCTGGTCAAGGTGGCCTCGGTCCCCCTGAACAAGTTCTACGCCGATTTCCGCCGCCACGTTCAGGACGGCGACAAGGACTTTACCCGCTGGTGGCTGGAAAAACCGGAAAACCAGCCCTTCCGCACCCGCAGGGGTAACCTCTGATGGCTTTTACCACATACGCCACGCTGAGCGCCGCCCTGTCCGATTGGGAGGAGCGCTCGTTCTCGTCGTCTGAGGCTGACGAGTTCATTGCGCTTGCCGAGGCGGCTGCGAACCGCAAGCTGCGACAGGATTTCCGGCGCCGCACGTCTACCACCATCACCACGGACGCATCGGGCGAAGCCACGCTGCCAACGGGCTTCGTCGGCATGACATCGCTGGTGCGTGACGTGGTGGGCTCGGCTCCGATGAAGCAGGTTAGCTGGGATGCGCTCATCGTCCGCAATCCCTACGAGGTGAGCGAGGACGCCAACGTCTTTGCCATTAACGGCACGCTGCTGAAGGTCGCGCCGGTCACGGAAGATGACTTCATCGCGAAGTTCTCGTCGGTGCTGACTGGCCTGTCCGGATCGAACACGACCAACTGGCTGCTGACCCTCGCACCCGACTACTACCTGTTCTACGGGCAGGCGATGGCTGCGGCAAAGGCCAAGGACTACGCATCGGCGGCCGGGCTCAAGGGCGAGGCGCTCGCCATCCTCGATGAACTCGTCTCTCAGGGCAATGTCGCTGAATACGGCAATGCCGAGATGACGCTGAGCATGGCGACGCCCTGATGGATGTGCCGTATGGCCCCTGGCGCCCGGATGTAGGCGGCCCGAATAGCGGGATTGCAAAGCAGGCGAACAACGTCCTGCCGCAAGCTGCGGGCAACGGCATCGGCTATGGCCCAATGGCGGCGCTGATTACGGCGACGGGGGCAGAAGCCCTGTCAGGTGCCCCCCGCGGCATCATCTCGGTCCAGAAGGCCAGCGGCACGTATGCAGTGTTCGCGGCGACCTCGACCAAGATCGAAACGATGGATTCCGCCTACCAGTGGTCGGACGTGGAAACCGGCCGCACGGTGACCTCTGGCGACGATGTTTCGTTCTGCTACTTCGGCAAGTACCTGCTGAACTCCGACACGACGGACGGCTTCAAGGCTTACGATGTGGAGGCGGGCGGGACGAACAGCGCTGTTTCCGGCGCCCCCGCGGCGCGTGCGCTGTTCAACTGTAACAACGTGGTGTTTGCGCTCGGCACATCATCGAACAACCGCCGCATGCAGTCTTCGGCCATTGGCGACCATACCAACTGGACGACCAACGGCGCGGACGGCAAGACATTCGAGGATGGCGGGGCGCTTATCGGTGGCCGTGATCTAAAAAACGGCGCCGGGGTGATCTTCCAGGAGAACGCCATCCGCCTCGTGCAGTTCGGCGGCGGCGCGGCGCTCTACACCATCCAGAAGATCGCGGATGGGCGCGGGGCGGTATCGGACCGCTCCATCGTCGCGTTCGACGGCATGGCGTTCTATGTCGCAACCGATGGGTTCTACAAATACACCATCGGGGGCGGTAACGAGCCGATCGGGGCGGAGAAGGTCAACCGCTGGCTCTCGGCTCAGGTCGCGGCATCGGGCTATGAGGCCATCCAGGGGGCAGTTGATCCGTTCCAGAAGATCGTCTGGTGGCGGCTCACGGCAAACCTGCTCATCGGGTATGACTGGCAGCTCAACGAGTTCATCACGTCCTCGGTTTCGACCTCGGCGCTGACCCGCATTGCAACGCCGGGCGTGACGCTGGACAGCCTGACGACCTCGTACCTCGACAGCATGACGGAAGCCCTCGACAGCCGCTTCTACATGGGCGGCGTGCCGTTGTTCGGTGCTCTCGACGCCGATTACAAGTTCGCGACGTTCGCCGGCTCCGCGCTTGAGGCGACGTTGCAGACCAATGACATTGCAATGCCGAACAGTGCGCTCGTCTCATGGTGCACGCCAGACAGCGATGCATCGAACAGCACCATTGCGCTCGGGGTCTCGGATGAGCGCGCCACGACGATGACGTGGAAGACTGCGGCTTCGAAGGCCAATAGCGGGCGGGTGCCATTGCGGGGCAGGGGCAAGGTTATCGGCTTCCGGGAAACGATCCCGGCCGGGGCTTCGTGGAACTATGCCAACGGCATCAATGACGTGGTTGCGGCTGCGGGCGGTGTCCGATGAGCGTGTTTCAGTTCATCACCAATGCGCCGCTGCCGATCAAGGTGCGCATCACCGGCAACACGGCCACGACCATCGTTGACGCGACCAACAACACCATCTTCGTCCCGTGGTTCGAGGTCAACGAGATCAACGGCGGCACGCACAACCTGACCGTTGATATCTACGACGGGACCAACGCGGTCTATGTCGGCAGCGACGGCGGGCTGACGTGGAACGCCAAGGCGGTGACGGCCAAGACGGCGTATCTCTTCACGCAAGGGCTGGTGATCCCCAAGGGCTCGCTGCTTCGTGTCACTTCCTCCGATGCGTCGGGATACTTCCACGTCCACGGCGTCTACGTGAGCGTCACGGGCTGATGGCGACAAGGACCGTGCCAACTGAATTGCTCCGGCCGGCAAACGCCGAAAATAGCCGGAGTAATTCCCAATGGGCCAGCCGGAGCAATTGAGGCTCAGGCCCTTTCGCATTATCCGCCCCGGTTGCCGGGTCGTGGTGCAACTCGAAATCTATGAAGAACCCACTGGCCTTGTCTGCTCCGTTCGCCGGCTGGCAGGTCGCATCGACCTGCCGTGGCACGACTGGATCGCAGCAGTCCGCGAAGAAATGACCAACATCGAACGACTGGCTCGAAACGTCGGCTGCAACGAGATGCGGCTGGGCGGGCGGCGCTGGGCGCATGTGCTGACGGACTACGAGCCCCTTGCGGGCGTCACGAATGGACTGAGAAAGGCGCTTACCTGATGGGCAACGTCAACACCGGCTCTACGCAGTCGAAATCCTCGAGCGCGGCGGTCAACAAGGCAGTCGATAAGCTGGCGGGCGGGGTGAGTGCAGCCTATTCGCCGGGCAAGTCGCTGTATGTGAACCCCAGCGCCAACACGACGGGCGGATGGGCGGCATCGCTTCAGGCGGCGAACAACCCAGACTATGCGGGCGGCCTTGCTGGTGCAATCGGCAGCTATGGCAATCGGGCGGGCGGCAACGAGATCGGCGTCAACGCTCCGGGCTATGCCGCGCTGCGCAACAAGCTTCAGAGCGACGTAACCTCGGGCGTCAATTCCAGCTTCAACAACTCCGGGCTGTTCGGTTCCGACAGCAACGTGCGCGGCCTGACTGAGGGGCTGACCTCAAGCCTCGGCGGGCTGGATTACCAGCAGTACAACGACAGCCTCTCCCGACAGGCCGAAGCCGCCAACATCCTCCCGACGCTGTTCCAGGGCGCGCAACTCCCGGCCGGCATTCAGCAGAGCATCGGCGCGGCTCAGGACGCGGATGCGGCGGCCAAGGCGGCGGGACCGACCGATTATCTCGCCAAGCTCACGGGCATCCTCAGCGGCAACGCGGCAAGCGCCGGCACGACGACGAACAGTCAGACCCCACTCTGGAAGTTGCTCCTCGGTGGGGCGGCTACTGTCGCGGGGGCACAGTAAATGGCGTCTCTATTCGAAGCCCTGCTAGGCGCCGACAACCCTGTCACACAGTGGACGCAGCGCAATTCCAACCTGCTGACCGGGCTGGGCACGTCGCTGCTCTCGGACGGGATGAACTTCCAGCCCGCACAGGTCGGCGCAACGCTCGACCGGCAGGCGGCGGCACAGAAAGAGGCCGATGCCAAGCTCGCGGCCTCGACCAATGCAACGAAGCAGTGGCTGGCTCAGAACTATCCCGACCTCGCGCAGGCGGTGGATGCCGGGTTGCCCGTGTCAGATGCATGGCAGGAAGCGTTCAATCGAAAAAACCAAAAAACGGCTCAGGTTGACTTGAGCAGCACTGTCGAAGGGCGGCAGCAGCTCGCCACGCAGTACGGCTTGGCTGGCCAAGAGGCGCAGATGTACGTCCTTACCGGCAAGCTACCCGGCGCAAACGACAGTTCCAAGTTCGGCTTCACCCCCATCCCGGTGGTAGACGCGCAGGGCAACTATCAACTGCTGCAGCCCGGTTCCGATGGGTCAACGAACACCATCAAACTCCCCGATGGCTACCGCTTCGATCCTGGCGCAGTGAATGCCGATAAGTCGGCAGGGACGGCATTCGGGACGGCGCAGGGTGGGGCACAGTTTTCTCTCCCGAGCGCAAAGGCCAGTCTGGAGCAGGAACTGGCGAACATCGCGGCGCTCAAGGCAGACAGCAAGGGCAAGCAGGAAACCTTCGGCAACATCGCCGGCATCCCGCAGCAATGGCTTGGCGCGCTGCCCGCCACCGACAAGTACGGCTACAAGCAGCGTGTTGAGCAGGTTGTTGGCGAGAACTTCATTCAAGCGTTCAACTCGCTCAAGGGCGCTGGAGCCATCACCGAGCAGGAAGGCGCCAAGGCGCAGGCCGCGATGGGCCGCCTCTCGACGGCTCAGAAGCAGGAAGACTTTGACCAGGCGCTTGCCGACCTCGAGGCCGTGATCAAGAAGGGCTACGAAGTCCTGCAGCAGAAGGCAGGTATGTCGTTCAGTTCTGGCGGTAACGCGCCGGCCGGCAATACCACCTCGACCGGCGTAACGTGGAGCGTGTCGCCCTAATGGCTACCCTCACCATCAATGGCCGCAACGTTCAGGTCGATGACAGCTTCCTGTCGCTCACCCCAGAGCAGCAGAACGCGACCGTTGACGAAATCGCGGCCAGCTTCACCACGCCCGGCAATGTGGCCAACCCGTCTCAGGCTTTCACTGACGCGATGGCGGGACAGAGCGCTAGGGGACTCAAGGGAAAGGTGAGCGATTTGCCGGAGGGCCAGCCAGCCAGCCCGGACTTCTTCACCTCAGCGGCAGCCACGGCCAATGGCATCGCGGCCTCGGTGCCGTTCCTCCAGAACGTGACTGATGCCATCGGTGGAACGGTGTCGCAGCTCACGGGCGGCTCTTACGATGATTACGTCAACCGCCAGAAGGAAATCCGCGACCAGTTGGCGGCTACGGCGCCGCTCGCGCGCTTCAGCGGTGAACTCGGCGGGCTTTTGGCTGGCGGCTCGGCTATGGCCTCCACTAGGCTGGGCAAGGAAGCTCTTGGCCTGACGGGCAACTTCCTCCCGCGGGTCGCAAATTCTGCCATGTCCGGGGCTGGCCTTTCCACGCTGGACGCGCTCTCCCGCGGCGAAACGGGCGCCGATGCGCTTGCCAGCGGCGCGACTGGCGGCGTTCTCAGCGGGCTTCTTCCTGTGGTCGGGGCGGGGTTCCGCCTCGCTGGAAAAGGCATCAAGAGCAAGGTCATTGACCCCGTTGCAACGATGCTGTCCCCTGACAACGCGACGACGGCCACCCTGGCGAAGGTTATCGGCGCGGACGTGAAGACGGGCTCGGTCATGTCGGCTGCGGATGAAGCTATCGCCAAGGCGGCAGGCGTCCCCGTCATCAATGCCGATCGCTTCGGCCCGGCAACCCGCCGCCTCGCTCGCACTGCGTCGAATATTGATGACGAGTCCAAGGCGCTCTTCAGCCGCACGATTGACGACCGTTTCGCGGGGCAGACCGTCCGCGCTGAGAACTTCGTCAAGCAGCTGATGGGCGGCGCTACGGACGATCTGGCGCTGAAGGACAGGCTTCGCGCGGCTGCGGACAAGGCGAATGGTATCGGCTACGCAAAGGCGTTCAATGATCCGAAGGCGAAGGCGGTGTGGTCGGCGCCGATTGCGGAACTGATGCAGTCCCCGACGTTCCGCAGTGCGGTTGACGCCGCTGAGGGCAGGGCGGCTGACCGGGCAGCGATCTCCGGCTTCAAGGCGGTGAAGAACCCGTTCGCCCAGACTGCCGATGGCGGTTTCACGCTCAAGACCAATCCCGATGGTTCGCGCGCTCTCCCGTCGCTGCAGTTCTGGGATCAGGTGAAGCGCAACCTCGATACGATGATTGAAAGCGCGCGCCCGACAGCCACCGAGAAGGGAAATAGGACCCTTTTTGCCGACCTCACTGCCATGAAGCAGAAGCTGGTGGCCGCGCTCGATAGTCAGGTGGACAGCTACAAGCAGACCCGTTCGGTCGCGGCCGAGTTCTTCGGCGCCGATGATGCCATTGACGTTGGCCGCAAAGCGTTCGCCAGCACCAAGAACATACCAGAACAGACTCGCGTAGTCGCGAAGATGTCGAAGGCCGACAAGGACGCTGCATCGGTCGGCTATGCGTCAGAGCTGATCGACAACATCCGCGCTTCCGGCGACAACCGCAATCTGGCAATCGCGCAGTTCTTCAACAGCCCGGCCGCGCGCGCCCGCAATGAACTGTACCTTGGGGCAACACGCGCCAAGCAGCTCGAGGCATACGTCAAGGTTGAGAACACCGTTGACCTCCTCCGCGGTGCGGTGAAGGGCAACTCCACCACTGCCGAACAGCTTATTGCGGCGGGTGCTGTGGGCACTGGCGTAGGCATCGCCACGGGCGATTGGCAGTCGGGTTTCACGGTCGGCACCCTTGCGGCGCTCGGCATGAAGGGCATGAAGCTGGCGGGCAAGAACGTGGACGAGCGCGTTATGCGCAACGTGGCCGAGGCCCTGCTCTCCACCGACCCCAAGATGCTTGAGCGCGCCATCAACAATGCCAGCATGTCTCAGGCCTACATGGACGCGCTTGAAGGACTGATGGAGGCGGCTGGGCTCATCGCTCGCGCTGGGACGATGGCGGCTGCGAGCTAGAACAGGTTCACGTACCTGGCAATCATCAGACAGGCGGCGAAACCTGCCGCCCATACCCAGTGACGCCACGTTAGCCAGCTCGGCAGCGGCGGGATTTCGTTGTCTTCCTTCTCACCCATCAGGCGTGATCCTTCTCGCACTTACGCCAAAAGAAGACGTTCTGCCAAACCAGTGCATCGGCGTTTTGAGGATTGTCCGCATAGCCGATAACAAGCGTTTCCGACCAAGTGCCGCACGTTGCCTTGTAAGCGTCCGTGTTCGGGATTGGCTCAAGCGGGCATTCAAAGGCGTCCATGTAGAGCGGGTCAACGATGACGGTGGGGCCGGTCCACTCCAGGCTTTGCCCGTCGCGGTTGTAGAATTTGCACTCCCCGGCCGCGAAGGTCGGGGTTGTTACCAACATCAAAGCGAAGATCACGGCGCGCATGAGCGCCGAAGATAGGGCCGCGCCGGTCAAGCAACAAGAGGCATCCGATGGCTGATTTTACCTCCGGCAAGAACTGGAGCGACTTTTACAGCGGCATTCTTCCGCCATCCAACGCCGCACCGGCTCAGCCAGCGGTCAACTGGGACCAGTTCTACAGCGGGATCATTCCTTCTGCCCCCGCCGCGCCAAGCGTTGTCTCGCCAAACCTCACGGCCGATGAGCGGGCTCTACTGCAACAGCAGATGCAGCAGTCTCAGGCATTGCAGGCTGGTTACAACTCCAACGGCACTCCAAAAATCCGCCCCTCATGGACGATCCCAGCCGCGCCGCCCGTCATCACGCCTAACACACCGGCATCCGACTGGAACCGCATCGACCAGGCTGGTTACAACGCGACCAAGAAGCCCGGCACCTGGCTCGCTCAAAGCCGCATGAACGCCCAAGCCCTCATGCGCCAGATGGCTGCGCTACAGGGCGGAATGCCGGTAGCGCCGGGCACACCTATTCCTGCTGCTGTCCCGGCGCGTGACGGCGGCCTTGCCGCACTCATCACCGGCAAGGGCACGCCACGGGCGAAGACGCCAAGCCTCGTTTCGCTGCTCGGAGCTACTGGAACCTCAACCAACGGCTACGTCTACCAGAACGGCGCCCGAGTGGGCGTGGACCCGAAATATGCCGGGCTCACCCCATCCCAGCGTGACGCGATGCTCACGGCCAAGCCGTCGAAGCAGGACGCGCTCATTGCCCGTGCGACCGGCGCGGCCTCCTCCGCAGAGCACGATGCATGGCGGAAGAAGACCTACGGCGGCGACGGCTACGCCATGGGCGGCGGCTGAAACACAACCATCGGAGTAAGCTATGGCCAAGACAGCCGTAAGCCAGTGGGACACCACTGCGAACAACAACACGGACGTTGGCGGCATCTCCCTTGCCGAGAATGTCATGCAGCCGCCAGCGGTGAACGACGCCTTCCGCGAGATCATGGCCCAGCTCAAGACGGCTGGCTTTGTCGGCACCCCTGCCGCCGTGCAGCTCACGGACCCGAACGCCGATAGGCTGATGTTCTGGGACGACAGTGCCGGCAACGTCGCGTGGCTCACGCTCAACGGCGCGCTTGAGTTCAGCACGACCAACCTCCGGGTGCTGGAGTGCATTGGCATTTCCGTCGTGTCGGAATCGACCACGCTGACCACCGGCACGGCCAAGCGCACGTTCCGCATGCCGTTTGCGTTCACGGTGACGAGCGTTCGGGCCTCGGTGTCTACCGCCTCATCGTCCGGCCTGCCTACCGTGGACATCAACGAGGGCGGGACCACGATCCTCTCCACGAAGCTGACCATCGACGCCAACGAACTGACCTCGACCACGGCGACTACGGCGGCAGTTGTCTCCGATACCTCGCTGGCGGATGATGCGGAAATCACCATCGACATCGACGTGGCCGGGACCGGGGCCAAGGGGCTGAAGGTCTACATCAACGGGTATCGTCCGTGAGCTTCTTCTTCATAGACGATACCAGCGGGCTAAGTCCGGTGACGTATGTCGGAACGGCTGAATCGACTGGCGCGAACATCACAATCCCTGCGACCGCTCAATCTGGCGACATCGCCGTCTTGTATGACGCTGCTCTCAACAGCAGCGGAAGCCCGACGCTTGTTACTCCCGCCGGCTGGACCAACAAGGTCAACAGCACGCTCGTAACGAACTACCGGGCCGCTGTCTGCGTCAAGGTGCTGGACGGGAGCGATGCCGGCATGTCCATCACCGGCATGTCGGGGACCAGCGAGAACTCCAAGCAGATGCTGGTATTCCGTCCTGCCACTGTCGCCGGCTCGGTCACATTCTCCACCTTCAACACTGAATACAGCTCGGGCAATCCCTCTGCCCAAGTAGCCGCCGCAAGCGGGCAAACTCCGCCCGTCATTGTGCTTGGCGGGTGCGGTACGCGCGGCACGCCAGTGTTCTCAAGCGTAAGCCCCGCTTTCGATGCCCAGGTTACGCCGTCGCATGGTCGCCTGCGCATGGGCTACAAGATTTACGACATCGGCGGCACGCCTGCCGACCACACGGTCGATATGAACGATCTGGGCAATCCCAACCATCTTTGGAGCGGCTACGTCACTCTAGCGTAGTTGGCCTAACCCCCTTCAATCCCCGGAGATACCCTCAATGGCAACCGAAACGTTGGCGCCGGTCGTTGACCGGTTCCACGCCGCACTTGCACGCATTCTTGTTCACGAGGGCGGCAAGGTCGATCATCCTGCCGATCCGGGCGGGCGCACCAACAAGGGCATCACGCAGCGCGTCTACAACGCTTGGCGCACCAAGTCCTATCTGCCCCTGCGCG